CTTCTATAATAATAGTAATCCTTCAAATGGTAGGATTATGTGGGATGCTTGGGGTGGAGACGCAGGATTTTCTTGGTCTCGTGCAATTGTAGAACGTGAAAAGAAAAAAGCACAAAAGGCTTGGGAAGGCAGCGCTTTTAGTTCAAAAAGGGGGTAAATCGTGGAAGATTTGGGTATTGAAGAAATTAAACAGTTAGTTAATTTCTATAAACAAAAAGCATCTGATTTGGAATTTCAGTTATTGCAGTCGCAACTTAAAATGAATAAGTTGATTCTTGCAAAAACAGAGTCAATTCCTGCAACTAAAATAACAAAAACAAAATCTGAATAGTGTATAAAAATGAACAATGTTTTGTTGATTTGTTTAACATTGTTTTGTGTTTTTTTATTAATACAAATAGATAAACGTATTAGAGGAAGATCTATAGCAAAAATGATGTATAGCCAGAGTGCTATTCATTCTGTAATTAAAGATTTTCTTCCTAAACAAATATTTGAAAAACCAAGGGTAATGTCTCAATCTTTAAAACATACTCAAAATAATGTTATTAAAGTTATTGTGATAGATAACATTGCTTATTGGGTAAAGGATAACATTTTTTATACCGCTCAAACTAATAATGGTGATATATTACATGAGACTGCGAAGCCAGTTGATATTTCAAATATGTCTAAGAATGAACTTGACAAAATGCTTTTTATACTGGATAATTTAGATAGGGGGAATAACAATGATAGTAGTAGTTCAGGGAACGAATGATTTTAATGATTACAATGTATTCATTCGTGCCATGGGTGTTGCTTTATCTAGCATGAAAGATGAAGACAAAGAATTCTATCTTTATTCCGCTGGTCCTGCAAAAATTAATTCTATGGTTTCTGAATTTTGTAATCTGTCAGAACGTGGAATGAAGGCAAGAGGAATGAAAATTAAACACTATAAGGTTCCAGTATCTTGGGTTAGTGAAAATATGGACTATGTAAATTATTTTGCATTCTTGAGTAAACCGAAACAACCTGTATCAAAATTAGTTGCAGAGGCTGAATTAAAAAATATTGAAGTAGGAATTTTTAGGTATTAGGAGTATTATGATTGTAACAAGTTTAGAAAAAATGGAAAAAATTGTTTCCAGAAATAATGCATTATCTTGGATTGGTTGGGATGTAAGAGATCTCAAAAGATCTGAATCTGGAAGAACTGCCGTTAATGGAGTTAGAGTAGATGGAGTCTGGTATCTTCAGCGCATTTACCCAGTAACTCGTAATGGATGGGATATACCAAACAAGTATAGGGGCTAGATATGAAACAGCATTTATGGAAAGATAATGCTGAATGTCTAGGATCTCAAACAAATATCTTTTTTGATTTTTATGAAGAACAATTAGAGTCAAGAGAATTTGTAGATGCTCTTTGTCGTACATGTCCAGTAGCAAAACAATGTTTTGCGGTTGGTGTATCTGGTAAAGAATGGGGCGTCTGGGGCGGTATTTATTTAGAGGGTGGAGAAATTTCTAAAGAATTTAATAGTCATAAGACTAAAAAAGATTGGTCTTATACGTGGCAAGCATTAACAATGGAGAATAAATGATTATACAAATTATTGGACTACCTGGATCTGGAAAAACAGAACTAGCAAAAGCACTAAAAGAGCGTATTAATGCTATTCATTTAAATGCAGATGAAGTTCGTTCTACAGTAAATTCTGACCTTGGATTTAGTCCTGAAGATAGGATTGAACAAGCACGTCGTATGGGCGAGATGGCTCGTCTTATAGCAAAGCAAGGTGTGGCACCAGTAATTGTTGACTTTGTTTGTCCAACAGAGTTAACTCGTGCAGCATTTGGTAAGCCAGACATATTGATTTGGATGGACACTATTTCAGAAGGTAGGTTTGAAGATACAAATAAGATGTGGGAAGATCCACAATCCGTATATCTTTCATTTATTGATCATCAACTAAATGCAGAGGAAAAGGCTTCAGTGGTTATCAATACATTTAAACTACATGATTGGTCTGCACCTACAACACTTATGTTGGGCAGGTATCAACCTTGGCATGAAGGGCACCATGCTCTTTATGAAGAGGCTGGAAAAAGAACCAATCAGGTACTTCTTGGAGTTCGTAATACATATAATACAAGTGAAAAAGATCCACTTAAGTTTGATCAGGTGAAAGATTATATCGCTAAAGATGAATTCATGAGTGGGGCAATGGTATTACGTTTACCAAATATTACAAATATTGTTTATGGTCGTGATGTTGGATATAAAATTGAGCAGGTAGAACTTGCTCCTGAAATTCAAGCAATATCTGCAACTCAAAAAAGAAAAGAGATGGGTATATGAGTAAAATAAAATATATTTGGGCTATAGTAAAAGATCGTTGGCTAAAACCATATGATGAAATTACTGTAAGATTTAATACAAAAGCACATTCAGGCGATCCTTTAGTGTGGAGAGTATTTGTCAATGGCGTAGAAAATCTAGCAAGTGGTTTTGAAATTCACGGATATGTTTATGATATTGTAAATGAATATAATGGTGAAACAAAATGGAATGTTGGGTGCAAGGGAAGACTGCGCTGGGATGGTTCAAAAGCAATAATTATTACAGCGCCTAAACCAAAAGACGACATTATTATATAAAATGTATACAGATAAAATGCGTATGGCATTTCATTCTATATCTGCTCCTAAAAATTTTGGAGTAAACCTTATTGACAACGATACCTTCATTACGATAAAATTAGATGAGAGATCATTCATAAGTATGACTCATGATGAAAAGATTGAAGCCATAAAATATGTGACTAATGTTAAAAAAGCATTAGAGATGGAAGGAGCAATAGTATTAGTAACACGGGAACCATTACGTTAATTCGTAATATAGTAAAATCGTTAGTTTGTATTGCTAAAGATCACAACTTTATTGATGTTGGCAAATGTCCTTTTACTGGTAATAATTATAAAATGTGTATCCGTTGTCAAGAAATGATAACAGTATAATGCAAACATTTTTACCATCATCAGACTTTACAAGATGTGCTGTAATTCTTGATAATAAACGCCTTAACAAACAAATATTAGAAGGCTATCAGATACTTAATGTTAATTCTGGTATGTCTAAAACTGGTGGTTGGCGTAATCATCCAGCAGTGTTGATGTGGAAAGGCCATGAAGGTAGTCTTTTAGACTATATATATGAAATGATAAATGAGGCTAAGAAGCGTGGCATAAATACAGAGGGTAATGAAAAAAATATAATGGAATTAGTAGGTAAAGTAGGAGACTCTTGGAACCATGATATTCCAACTTGGATGCTTGATAATAATAAATTTATGCGTGTTATTACTACGCATAGGGTAAATTTATTTAAAAAAGATCCTTTATATTATGCTAGATTTCAAGATTCTTTATGGAGTCCATATAATTCCCCCTGTTGTCCTGAGCGTAAAACGCCTTGTCAATATTATTGGGTAACTCATGATGGTTTGACAAATTTAAAGAACAAGAGTACAATGGTAGTTAGAGAGAAGGTATAAATGGAAACTGCTCTTGTAGTTCTTAGTGTTTTAACTATATCATTTTTGATAGCATATCTATCGGTATCATCTAAACTAAATTCTGTAAGCAAGGGATTTGCACAACTTTTTATAGCCCACAATACTTTAACAGAAACTCTAAATGGTTCTATATCTAAAACAGACCAAGATATTCATAAAGAAAATTTTATAAAGTTTTTATCAGACTCTCGTGATTGGGCATATGATTATATTGAGAATGTTCAAGTAGGTCTTAATGATTTTGTTGATCAGGTTGAGCCAATAATTAATCATTTTGATCAATATGGAGTTGTTGTTGAAGGATCTCCATATTATAAAGATATGCAAAAAATTTCTGTTAATTTTAAGAAACTAAAACAATACTTGCCAGAAAGAACTGATGATAGACGCTAGAGGAATTCCCACATGCAAATGTCCAAACTGCGGTGGAGAATTATTTAGAGCGTTAGTTTCTTTTGATCCTGAGACATATACTATTGGAATGTACCATTTAGATATTCAATGTAATGATTGCGGTGCTTTTGCTACCGCTCCAACTCCAATGGATATGCCAGGTGGAGATCCAGATGCAAAAAATAAAGGAGAAAAATTTTGAAAGAAGTATTATTATCTATACTAACAGGTTTTGGATGTGGTTTGGTTTTTGCTGCATTCAAATTGCCAGTTCCAGCACCACCAGTATTTTCAGGGGTGGCAGGAATTATTGGTCTTTGGGCTGGCTATGCTATACTAGTTAAAGTCATATCCTAGGAGGACAAAATGACAGAAAAAGAAATCAAGGCAATGCTTGCTTCATATGCACGTTCAGTAGTTGGTGCAGCAGCAGCCCTTTATACTGCAGGAGTTACTGATCCAAAAGATCTTTGGGCAGCACTTGTTGGTGCACTCATTCCAGTAGCAGCACGTGCAGTTAATCCAAACGATCCAGCATTTGGTCGTATGCCAGCAGCATCTGCTGTTGAAAGCGCCCTAAAAAAGGCAAAGGCAAAAAAGTCAAAGGCTGAGTAATAATTAAAATAAAATTGGGGATAGCCTAAAAACTATCCCCTTTTTTATCTGCTATAATTGATTGAATTGTAAAAGGAGATTTAAATGTCAGACTTTCCAGAAAACCAAGATAATCTGGTTTCAAATGAAGTAGTTGCTGAAGTAGCGCCAGAAGTTACTCCAGAACCAATAGTAGTTCCTGAGCCACAACCAGAACCAGTTGTAATTCCTGAACCACAGCCAGAACCTGTAGTAGTACCAGAACCAACTCCAGCACCTGTTGCTTCCCCTGTTGACAGTGGATCACGTGTTCTTTATTCTAAGAAAGAAATTCGTGGTACCGAAGTTAAAAGAGGGTATACCAAGGTTTCAGAATCAAGAGCAAAAGAACTTATGTCAAAATATACATTTCTTAGATTTGCAAATGAATATGAACTAAGTTTGTACGGCCCATTCTAAATTAATATAAATATATTGTAGAGCAGGTAGGACTTGAACCTACGATAACCGAATTATGAGTTCGGGGCCTTGACCAACTTGGCTACTGCTCCCAGTATGGTTTCCCATTCTCATCATAGTCTGATCCAATTCTTTTTAGAAATTCATAAGTCTTTGGATCAGACATCATTTTTTTAACTACTTCTGAAACTTCTTGTCTAATTTCTGGCAGAGTATATTTATTATCCTTTGTAATCTTATATAATAATATTCTTAATCTTTCGCAATCTTCATGCCTATACCATGTATAACAATATAGTCTTTCTTGATCTTCAATCAGATTAGGACAAGACCTATACTCTTCAATGATCTGGTCTATAACGACCTTTTGAGCCTTTTTACAGCCATTACAGGGGCAGGCCCAACTACTTTTCTTCTGGTTTTGCTGCACCTGGTTTAGGCTTTCTATTAATTATATTATCTTGAACACCCTTCCAATAAACATAATAATAGTTAAAGTCATAAGAAAATGTTTTCATATGTTGAACAAGTGCTCCAGTATGAGCATACATTTGTATGCCCGCTTTCTTTAGATATCTACAAAATGCAACATCTTCACTAACAAATTTTGCTCCAGGATTTTGTTTTTCACCAAATACTGAATGCTCTCCAGCCTGTTCTTTTACTTTTGCAATTACAGATTTATGCATAAGAATAAAACCAAATCCAGAAATGTCTACTGGTATTACTTGATTTTGTGGCAGTGGATGAATTGGTTGAGTTAAAAACTCATTTCCAGTTTCTTTATAAAGGGCTGGAAGTGGTTCCATTAATGTTTGTTCATTTTCATTACTTACAAAATATGTTCCA